GTTCTTATTCTCAAAGAATCAGCTGACTTTCTTTTTAAAGTTTTCACTCGTCGAATCACAAAGTGAATCAAAAAATAAGCAGCACAAACAACAGCAATGATTACTAAAACAGTTCCAAGTTTCATATTTTACCGTTCTACCTTATTAATATTTTTCACTAAGATAATTTAATTTTAAAGCTATCAGATAATGGAGATTAAAAATTAAAATTCGAGTCATATTAGATTCATTAAAAACATCGAATTTATTTAAGAGAGTTATACTATCCCAAAGTTTACCAGATGTTAAAAACTTTAACGAAAACGAACTACCCGCCGTTTACATGCTTCCGGCATCGTCGCGGGGCGGTGCTGAGCAAGGCGATTTACATTTACAGCAAGAAAGTATGGAAGTGTATTCGTTTTGCCTAATCACCAAAGCACCCGAGCCGGGCGGCGATGATGAGCCTTTAGACGATGCCATCACCGAGTTACGGCGTTTGTTGTTTGGCTTTCAAATTGATGCCACCTATTCACCGCTGGCACTGGGTGAAGGGGATCTGTTCGATTTTACATCGCGGGTGAATGCATGGATTGAAACTTACCTTACCCGCCGTACATTCAGAGGTTAACCCGCCGCCAGTACATGCCCAGTACACGCCTTTTTTCTCTTTTCCTTCCTCATCTACTTTTACAATCTTGCCTAAATGAACCCACACTATGAAATTCAAAGCGAAAACTCTGCTGGCTAAAATTGAAAGCAGCTATGGCACCGATCCCAGCCCAACCGGATCCGATGCGGTGCAAACCAAAAATTTATCGATCACGCCTTACACGGGCAACACCATTTCCCGCGACTTAGACCGCGAAACTCTGGGCGCACAGGAACAAATCAATGTTAACCCCCACGTTGAAATCACCTTCGATGTTGAATTGGCTGGCTCCGGCACAGCGGGCAGCCCTCCGGCTTATGGGGCGTTGTTGCGTGGCTGCGGTCTGGTAGAACATATCGAGGCGGCACAAGTGAGCTACACGCCCACAAGTAGCCAGTTTGAATCGGTTACTCTGTATTATTTGCAGCGCAACGATACAGGCGGTTTTATGCAACAAACTCTAACCGGGTGTCGGGGATCGGTGTCGTTTTCGGTAGACAGCGCCGGGATCCCGGTTATGTCGTTCACCTTCTTAGGCTTTTATCAAACTCCGGTTGATGCCGCCAACATTGCGATAGACCGCTCCGCGTTTATCGATCCGGTTTACGTCTCGAAAGATAACACAACGCTTACCTTTGGCGGCTATACCGCGAAAGCGTCGGGCTTTTCGGTAGATTTGGCCAACGCAACCGCCATGCGATCCGTGACCGGGGCGCGGTATGTGAGTATTTCCGACCGTACACCCACCGGACAAACCACCATCGACGCGCCACCGCTAAGCGAGAAAGACTTTTATTCACTGGTTGAATCGCACAACGGCACCTACACCGAGGCGGTAAGGCTTACCCATGGCACGCTTGCCGGAAACATAGTGGAAATCGCCGCCCCCAAAGTGCAGTTTACCAGCATTCAACACTCCGATTCCGACGGCGAGTTAGCCTTTCAACTGGCAATGTCGTTTTTACCTGAGCTGGGAAATGATGAATTGGTGTTAGTGGTGAAGTAAGCGGGAAGTCTTGCGGTGAAATGCTCGTAAGACTTAACCGAGCATGGCAGGTTTTAAGGACTTTTGAGTTAAAACGGGTTACCACCGTTTAGTGTGATAAAGCCTTGGCTGTATGAGCTACCATTTCTTTGAATAGTTCTAACATCTACACGTAATGCATTTTCGATACACTTGTCCGCTTGCCATTGAACTTTCCCATTAATGCCTTTTGATGCTAAAAGGTTGTCGTCTTCAATGATAAAGTTTCCCGTTTGAAACGGTTTTAAAATGGCTATATTTAGCGGTGAGTTCTGAGCGTTAAATTGCCCTGTGTAAGAATAATCATAAGGGATATACGTAGAACCATCATAATACAGAAAATCCAGTTTTACATTTACAGGCGTAAGGCTTGCATTAGTTATATAAATAACTGAATACCAGTTGTCTCCTCGCGTTATCAGTGTTGGCAAAAACATTGAATTACTAGACCCCAAGCCATTTTCACCATGTGCCAACGGGTAACATAAATCTTGGTTTTCTGTGTGTGCTTGTACTGAAAAAACATTTGTTAATCCCATTGCCAGTAGTAGTGCATTGACTGCCTTCATGTTGTTTATTCCTCTGTAAGTGTGAGTTAAATACCGCCGATATTGGCGACCACGCCAGCTTACAGATGAACCCAAATGAATTGTAGGTCATTTTAGTATCCCTTTCGTGCTGTATTTTCTTTCTTTTCTAACTCTCTTTTTTCCTTCTCTTTTCCTCCCTTCTTTCCAATTAAGGACGCCTTTCTATGTCATTCCAATTTATCCCCATCGATACCATTAAACGCATTATCAATATTGAAATTCCCGGTGATTTTGGCGCATGTAAAAAAGCCGATTTCGAAGCGGAATTTAAGCGCCTCCCGGTAAGTGAAGCAAAAAACCTGATCCAGCAAATCCAAAATAAAACCGCCGATGAAGACAAGGTATTACGTGAAAACGTGGTGAACATTACGGGCGTGTCGGATGCCAACGGCAACCCATTAACCTTTAACCAAGAATTGCTAAGCCAGTTAGCCGAACAAACCTATATTCGAGCGCCATTACTCGCCGGGTTTATGGAAGTGAATTACAGCTTGGAGAAGCTACGAGAAAAAAACTCCAACAGGTAGGGCGTGCGCTGGCCTGCCCACAATCGGGACGCGATGCAACCAGCCGGGAAGAACTGGCGTTTTTTCGTGGCATTAGTGCCAGCTTTGCCCGGCCTCGTTCGGTTGTGGTTCCCATTTGGCCTGAAACCCTGCCTGCACTTTCGCTTTTTGCCCGCTCGTTAACGCAGTGGCGCACGTCTCCCGCTGGCCTGATTGGTTTGGATTACAACGCCTTAAACCTGCTGATGGCTTACGACGACATTCCCACCCACAAGCGCCGCGACTTATTGCGCGATGTTGCCGCCCTTGAGCGGGGTTATCTTTCTGCACTGAGGCGCTAATGTCTAAGAAATATAAAATCGGCCTTATCATTGAAGGTGATGGCAAGGGCGGTATCAAAGCCATTACCGACACCAACAAATCATTAACTATCTTTCAGCGCCAACTCACCCGCACCACACAAAACAATCAATCGTTTATGCAGTCGCTGGGCAAAACCTCGCTAAAAATGGGCGCAGCGGGGGCGGCGCTGGCGTCGGTTGCGACGTTGGCGGGCACGTTTGCCACCGTGTTAAAAACCGACACCATTCATGAATTAAACAGCCTTGCCCGAAGCGTTGATGTGTCGGTTGATAGTCTGTCGTCGTGGTCTTATGCCGCGCAAAGTGTCGGGTTGTCGTCGGACAAAATGGGCGACATCTTCAAAGACACCAGCGACAAAATAGGCGACTTTGTAGCAACCGGGGGCGGCGAAGCAAAAGACCTGTTCGACAATTTAAACCTGTCGATTGATGAGCTAAAACAGCTTCACCCCGACCAGCAACTGTTAGCTATTGCCGATGGACTAGAGCAAGTCGGCACCCACGGCGAAAAAGTGTTTTATCTGGAAAGCCTCGCCGATGAAGCATCGCGCCTGTTGCCTTTGCTGGAACAAGGCGCAACGGGTTTGCTTAAGATGCAGCGCGAAGCCGATTTACTGGGGGTAACGCTCAGTGATGTTGATGCCGCAAAAGTAGAACACGCATCGGATTCGTTCCGGGTGTTGGGCGGTGCTGCTGAGGGTTTCGCCAATCAATTAACCGTGCAACTGTCGGCAGCGTTTGCGGGCGTGGGTGAAAACGTGCTCGAACTGCTGGAGCAATTCGGCGGTATGTCTGGCGTGGTGGAAACCGTGGTAAATAATACCGTGGCAGGCTTAGGCGTGGTGATCAATACCATTCACGCCATTGAAATTATTTTAAAAACCATTGGTAATGCGTGGTTGCAACTGGCTGTGGTCGCTGGCGATGCCCTTGCACAACAAGCACAAGGCGTGGTTTGGCTAATTGAACAACCCCTCGACAAACTCACCGATGCCATTGGATTTATTATGGACGGTTGGGCGCAACTGTTCGAAGCCGTGGGGGAATTCTTAGGGGAAACCGGGCAAAGCTTAACCGCCTTTGGTGGCTCGGTGCGGGCAGCCAGTATTGAAGTGACCGACTTTAATCTCACCACACAAGACATTACCAACGCACAAGCCGGGTTAAAAACCGCGCTTGCCAATTCAACCAGCGAAATCGAGCGCATGAAAGCCGAAGCCCCCGGCGATAGCTTTGTTGCCGATTGGCAAGCCGCTCAACACAGCATTGAACAGCAATCCAAGGCAACTGTTGCACTGGGCGAAGCTAACGATCAAGCCCAAACCAAACTACAACAAACCACCGCCGCCGCTTTAGAGCAAACCGAACAAGCCAGCGCTTACGCGCAATCGTGGGAAAGCGCGGTTGAAAGAATTGATGAAGCTTTTGCCAGCGGCTGGCTTGATCTCATTCAGGGCAACGCTACCGATGTATTTCAATCTGTATTAGGCGGCTTTGAACAAATGCTGGCTGAAATGCTGCATTTAGCCGTTACCAAGCCCATTTTATTAAATGTGCAGGCGGGAATAGAAAGCCTGTTTGGCTCAGGTTTTGGCGGCAGCGGATTCAATATCGGCTCCTTATTCAGTGCCGGGGATGGTTTGTTGGGCGGTGGTATTGGCGGCTCCATTCTGGGCGTTGGTAATACGCTTATGAATGTAGGCTCTAGCCTGGGTTTTTCCGGTTTGGGGGCGTTCGGCTCCGGGTTTGCTTCCACCGGGGCAATTCTGGGCACTCAGGGTGTGTTTGGTGGTTTGGGTACGTCGCTCACCAATATTAGTTCGTTGTTTGGCTCCGGCTCTGTGCTGGGCGGTATCGGCGCGGCCTTGCCTGTAGTGGGTTTGGTAGCAGGAGCCGCCCAGTTAATTGATTCGATATCCGGTGGAAAGCTGTTCGGTTCTGGCTGGCAATACGACGACCACGGGCTGAATGTGCGTTACGCCAACGGGCAGTTTTCCGGGCACAACTATTTAACCGAAGTGAAACAACGGTCGTTATTTCGCGGGCGTAAATGGCGCACGGAAGAAACCCCACTGGATGATGCTGTTGTACAGGGCATGAACCAGTATTTTGATGGTGTGGAGTCGCTAATTCTGAGCGCAGCCAATGAGCTGGGTATTGATAGCGTTACGCAGTCGCAAAGTGTTTTTGGTGGTGAAAATCCCGGTGATTGGGGATTTGACGGCTCCGACTGGCGCGAAGAATGGGAGCGCTTTTTAGATAATAACGTGATTGAAACCACCAAGAGTTTAGACGACTTTTTAAAAAGCTATTCATCCAGTTTCGAACTTAGTCTCAAGGATTTGAGCGACGAAGAAGCACAAGCCGCAATTCAACAATGGGCGAGCCAAACCACTAACGAACTGGTGAATACCATTTTTGGCGATGCGCTCGACGGTTTAGCCGTTCAGGGTGAAAACCTTGGCGATACGTTATCGCGGGTAATGCGTCAATTGGCGTTAGTGGATCAAGGTTTTGCCAGCGTGAATGTGAGCCTTGAAACACTGGCAAGCCATGCGGGTGTGTCTGAGTTGGTGTTTTCTGATGATGTGGTGCAACAAGCCGGGGGCGGTGATCGCTTAACCGCGTTATTGCAGGGTTATCAATCGGCGTTTTTTACCGAAGAAGAATTGATCAGCCTATCCCTTGAAAGTATGGCGGATCAGGTGAAAACCGCGCTTAACGACTTAGGTTTAGCTTACGGCGATGACTTTCGCGCCCGGTTTGAACAGGCATCGGATAGCGGCTTGTCGGCTTCTGAGTTGGTAAACTGGCTGGAAGCGGGCAATCTGGTTGGTCAGTTTGAAGCCCTTGGGGAGCGTCTGGCAGAAGTGATGCAAATCGACGATCCCAGCGGCATATTACAGGGCTATTTTGCGAATGCCGCTCTAATTCAAAACAGTACACAAGACAGTATTCAAAACAATACACAAGATAGTACTCAAACCGCGACCCAATCCGCAACGGCGGCAGACGGTACACAAGCAGCCACGCAAGAAGAAAACGCACAAGCCGCGCAAATTGCCGATCCGATTGTGTCGGAAGTGGCAAGCCTGAATACAACGGTAAACGATACTATTGGCAGTACCAACAGCCATTTGGTTGCTATCGACAGCCGTTTAGGTGAAGTGAATGCCTCGATTGCGTCTGGCCTTCAAACCTTCACCACAGAAGTAAAAGCATGGCGCATGGATACCGATAGCCACATTGCCCAGCTTTCCCGCCATATTGCCAACATTGCGGATCAAACCGCAACGGCGCAGCAACACACCGCAACCATGATCCAAGACGTTACCCGGCTCATTACCGACAAGCGCCAAACGCCCCCCATTTTCGATCAACCTCCCTTGTTATAAACCCTGCTTACACATTCCAACATGACCCCATTTCAAACCTGGCTGTTAAGCCTCGATCAAAAACGCACTGTGCTGTTAGAAGTGGATTACTTGCACAGCGGTGAACCCGGTACGCTGTATTGGTCGAACCGGGCGTTCATCTCCACAGCGAAAGACTCGCCACCCTCAACGCCCTTTGATGAGGTGATTGTAAGCGGCTTAACTTACAGTCGCGATATGCAAGGCCAGCTTTCCGGCTCGTTGGGGCTATCGGTCGGTTCAGTGCAAATTGCGGCAACCCCTGAAGTGAGCGCGGCGGCAGCTTTTCAATTTACCGGGCAAGCCGTGCGCGTGTACTTAGGCGATCAGCGCTGGCGGCGTGATGATTTTCAGTTAGTGGCCTTACTTACCGCCGAGCACTTGCAGCCCGCCAGCGCTTCACATTACGTGCTCACGTTCAGAACCCAGCGTTTAGATTTCAGCGAGCCACTAAACACCAGTCGCATTGCTCAAGGAGCCAATCAAGACGCAGTAAAGCCCGTGTGTTTTGGCTATTGCCGTAACATTCGCCCGGTGCAGGTAGATGAAGCGGGGTTAGTGTGGGCAGTTCACGACAGTGCTATCACGCAGGTGCATCAAGTGAGGGTAAACGGCGCGGCGGTGTCGGCTTCGGTTAACCACGGTGCTGGCACCTTCACACTCAGTGCGCCGCTCAATGGCACCTTAACCGCCGACGTTACAGGCGAAGGTAACCACATTCACGCCGTGTTACTGGCAATACTGGCGCGGCTAAATGGGATCGAGATTGATCACAGCAGTTTTGCCCTGTTGCCAGCGGTGAACGTTGGCCTTTACAGCCGAACAGAGATAAGTGTTAGCCAAGCATTAGACGCCATATTAAAAAGTGTGGCGGGCTATTGGGGGGTGAACCGTTTAGGCAATTTTCAGGTGGGTGTGTTGGTGCGGCCTGCAACCGAAAACGATCCACAGCTCACCGAGCAGTTAACGCCCGACGACATTCTGAACAATGGCGTTGCCTTTGATAAGCGTGTTATCCCGGCTGCTGAAATCGTACTGAAGCACAGCAAAAACTATGCACCGCAAGCCGTACCAGGGTTTGAAGAAACGTTTTTAACGTGCAGTGAACAGCGCCCCGATGTGGCAGCCCTTTATCCCGACGCCGAGCGCAAACAAACCGAAACCTTGCTCAGTGACAAAGCCAGCGCAGAAAGCGAAGCCCAGCGGCTGAGTGCGTTTTTTGATTCGCCTTTAAACCTGTACACAGTGAATGCCTTTGCGTTGCCGTTTGCCTTCAATGTTGGTCAGCGCATCGGCATTACTTATCCTCATTTCAACATGCATAACGGGATCGCCGCTGTGATCGTTGCCATTCTCGACGACCCGCTAAAAGGCGTGACCCGTTTAAAGGTGCTTACCCATGGCTAACGCCCGTTTTATTTTTTCCAACCACTGGGACAGCGCCACACTCATACAAAGCGCCGGGGATAGCGCCCCGCTATTACCTGTTACGCACACCCAGCAATACAATAATTCCCGTGTGTTTCGTAGCGAGAGCACACAACCGATTACGCTATTGTTCAACTGGCAATACCCGGTGTTTTTAGATGCCTTTACGTTGTGGCGGCATAACCTCACCAGTGGCGCACAACTTCGCATTGAGCTGTTTAATCAGGCTAACCAAGCCGGGGATCCGGTTTACGATTCCGGGCTGATCCCGGCAGACATTCCCAAAGTGTTGGGTGATTTGGTGTGGGGTAAAGATCCGCTGGGCGTGTCTACATACAGCGGTTGGCGCACTGCAACCCGTGCGGTGTGGTTTGAGCAAACCCGTGTGGTGTTAAGTGGACGGCTTACCATCCTCAACCCCGACAACCCCAGCGGCTACATTGAAATAGGCCGCATTTATGCCGGGGAAACCTTTTCGCCAACCTTCAATATTGACTTGGGGCATGTGTTCCAATGGGAAACCCAAAGCGACGCACACCCGACAGCGGGCGGCTCGGTGCATACCTTGGATACCGCTGTTTATCGGCGTGTGTCGTTTAGCTTGTCGCACCTGAACAGTGCCGACCGGGCGCAATTCTCAGAACTCAGCCGGAACTTGTCTATCCATAAAGATTTTTTCATTGCACTACGCCCGCAAGCAGGCGGCACCATGGAGCGGGATTATTCCTTTGCCGCAAAGTTTGAACAACTGCCCAGCCTCACCGCGCAGGCGTCGCGCTATGAAACCCAATGCAGTATAAGAGAGGTGTAAACATGCCCGTTGTGCAGTTTTTTGCAGGCGATAAAGATTACATTGCCAAACTTAACCTAATGTCGGTACAGGCGGGCGACATCCAGCAAGCCAAAACCGACACCTTCCAATACCAAACCGATACCGCACAGTTAAAACAAGACGTGCTCACCCTCAAACACGATACCGAGCAAATCAAACAGCAAACCCAAGCTATCGCCGTGGGCGATCTCAACTGGCAAGCCGCAACGGAAAACAGCGCTATTTCCAACGGTGATCGGCTGCAATGCCATGCTGCCGGAATAGAATTCACGCTTTTTGATTTTGAGCAAACGCTAAATATTGGGCATTGGTTCAACATTAGCAATTATTCAGGCGGGGATTGTTATTTGAAAACAACCGCAACTTTACGCCTTACAGGTGAATTGGGCAGTGTTGAAAATGGCGACCGATTTATTATTGCATCGGGCGAATCGTTTGCATTTAGTGCGGTGTCATTAACCCAAATCAGAGTGAATTAACTATTGGCAGATATACCAGCAAGCGCCATTACTGGGGCAACATTAAACAGTATTCAAAATGCAGTCATAGCGAATCGAACACATACCGAACAAGCGTTAAATGTATTACCCGTTAGCCCTGTTAAATCGATTCAACGAGGAAGGTTAACAGTTGGTACTGCGGTTAGTCGTTTAGATATTCCCATTCAGGAAGTGAATCCAGATAAGACCATGGTGAACTTAATTAGTTATCGCAATGATGAATTCCCAACCTTTCAGGGGGAAGCATGGTTAACCGATGCCACCACATTAACATTCAGTAATAGAGCGACAGGCGGCAAAACGAATAGCATGCGTTATTCTTGGGAAGTGATCGAATATGTCTGAATTTTATTGTTTGTATTTAAATGAATTTAAGGTGGTGGGAACATCGGTTTGTAATATGCCCGTTAACGCTACTCAATTAGATGAAAGTGGCACCGGGATAATGACGGTCTCCAAAGCCGACTTTTTACAAGACGACTGTTTAAATAAACGCTATGTGAATGGACAATTCATTGATGAGCCGCTTAACCAGACGTAAAAACGCAGGTGAGCACAGGAAATCCGATGTGTTGTTAATTTTTACCTGAATGGGATTAAAAAGTGGCTGAATATGGGTTGTCATTGTGCAATAAATAACATAGTATGCGCGTAAATTTTTACGCAGTTTTGTAAATTCATGATCGTTTATAACAAATTAAAGGTGTTCCCGCCGGTATTAAAAGCTCTCAGAAAAGAGGCGGGATACACACAACAAGACCTTGCTTTAAGACTGGGTGTGTCTCGTGAAACCGTTGTGGCTATTGAAGGGGCTAAACGCAGCTCGATAGATTCGTTGCAACTGGCATTGCTTTATAAGTGGTGGAGTGTATGCAAGATAAAAGCGACATTGAACACCGTTGATAAATTTACTCAGTTGTTTAAAGACTTGTTAGACATTTAAATAACCCAATATGATAGCCTCTCAGCTTTTCAGAGCCGCCATTACCCCCGTATTCGGGGTTTTTTTTGCGATCTGCGGTTATATCTCATTTGGCGATCCGGCAGTTTTTGACAAACTGTTTATTGGTGTGCTTTTCGCTCTGTTTTTCTATTCGTCCGGGCGAAAAGATTATAATTTCACGTCATTAATTTTTATATTGCTGGTGTGGGAATTACTCGCCGAACTTGTCTATATGATAGATATCAATGCCAGCATTATTTTAAAGCTTTTACTTTATGGCTTGTTAATCCTGCCCACCTTTTTATTCAAAATTCCCACACCTATCAGAGCCTTTATACAAGTGTTTATTGCATGGGCGTCGGTTAATGAACTGTATTGGTTAGCAATAGAAAAAAACGCGCCAGATATTTATTGGGATGTATTTATTTGTGCGGGATGTACATATATTGCCTTACTCGTATTCGCCAGACCATTTATTATGAATTGGCTCAAATCGAATTCAGGCGAAGCAACCCAGATTGATTTTTACATTCATATTTTATTGTTGCTGCATGCTTTTCTAAGCGCTTTATCACTGCTTGAATATACGCTCAGGCATACCTTTCATATTCAGTCGATGCTGATTTACGATCACTATATTGTTCTTACTCAAATCCTTTCATTAATTGGCCTTTTTATTATTTCACGCGGTTACACAGGTTACGTTTTAGAGAGTCACGAATAAATTTAGCCAACAGTCATTTGATTATCTGATAGTGTGGTTGTGGATTTAAATCCACTTTATTACTTTTTAGGAGTCACTATCATGAAAAAAACCTTATTGATTTTAGCCGTTGCTTTTTTCGTTGCTTCACCCGCTCAGGCCAGCAGCAAACAAAAAGATCCCTCTGTACATCAAGCGACCGTCCCGGTTAATATGAGTTTTTACGAGTATTTTCTTAACCTGATCAACTAGTTAAGAAATTAATTGACCGTGTTAAGTGCATTACACTTTTTTTACTCTAGTATTCGGAGCCGTTGAAATGCACTCCCTCACGGTCTTTTATTTCAGTTTGACTTTGTGAACCAGTAATCGTTAACATTCAATCCTTGTTCTGGGAGTGGGACAAAGGAATTAAAGAGATCGGATGCTATGCAAACCACTTTCCTAATGAAATTTATGTTTGAGCCATTTTTGTTTCCTGACTGGCTCGAAAAGGACTTACCAGAACTGCTTTACGGTGCGACGCCTAAACAACTGCACAATTGCCAGCCAGAACAAGCCATCATACTTGAATGGGTAGAAGTGGCAGGGGAAGCGCAAATAAAAGACATCCGGGCATCAAGCAAAGCTTATATAGACATGGGCAATAGCGGTTTTTACGCGGCGAAATCTGGTTTTAATATTTTATGAAAGCAATAACAAATGCGCTACTTATGGCAGTAGACAGACTGGACACCGCAGGGCTTGATCTCAAAGCGTTTAAAGTGCTGTTAATCGTGTCGAAACACGAAGGCGGCGGCGTGCTGGAACTTGCCAAAAAGGGCAATATTTCCCGCTCTGTATTTTCACGCTATGTTACCTTCCTTTCTGGCGGCACCGACGCACTCCCCAAAAATGAAGCCTTTATTTCCATGACTGCCGTTGATCACCGCACCAAAGCATTAAACCTCACAGAGAAAGGCCGCGAGCTATTAAAAACGCTTGGGGATGATGTGGCGGTGATAGGGTAGTGCAGGTTAAAGAAAACCTTATATTAAACATCAAAACACAAGTTCGATGCCAAAGACGCCCCTTAAAAACTTGTGCTGTTCCTGTTTTGTCGGTTCCTAGTTCATCTCGTGAAGTAACAGCAGCTCATTCAGCCTTGGGTTAAAACAAGCTTTGTTACTTGCCCAAATTCAATACAGAAGTTACCACAGTTTTAAAATCAAAAATGGGGCTAGACATTTTCATGGAATAGGGGAATACTACGCAGGAATTAGGTGTTCATTTAAGTGTTCAGTCGAGTGTTCGATTATTAGATAAGTTATTGATTTGATTGTGTATTGATTTCATATTCATCGCACTGTCATGGGGTGTCAGGGGTCGGAGGTTCAAATCCTCTCACACCTCAATTAGATACCCCTTAATTCTTATTCTCTGCATTTTCTTGCAGCCTATTCGTAGCCTAATCACAGCCTATATACAGTATCCCGAAAAATTGTATTTCTCGTCTGTAAGCCGCATTCTGCCTGCCTATTTTGCTATTTGTCGTGCAGCCTAAATACAGTATTAAAAGACCTTAATCTCTGCTGCGGGAACGCGAGTCCACTCTACATGATTTTCGGTGTAAATCTCTGTGGTTTTCTCGTTAGCATGAGCCATTCTTGCACTGGGGCTTACCCCAATGTCTTTGAACATCTTCGCAGCAAGGGCGCGAATTTCATGAAAGGTGGGGCGTTCTTCTTTGGATAAGTGAGCATACAAGCCCAGTTCATCCCGCAATTGGGTAAATCCCCGGCTGAGGTATTTAGAGCTAACCTGAAAAGCGTGATCGCAGCCTTCACCAATTTGCGTTCTGTATCGCCCAACTCGATGAACTATATACGGGCAGGCTAATTTGTCAGTACGGCTTTTATCGATGGTGTTTTTAATGGCTTGGGTGATTGGGATTTCAACATAGGATGATTCGAGCTTTTGCACCTTCTGGCGATGTATTCTCATGATGCCGTAAACCATCAGGTTATTGGATATCTTTGGCGTGTCGTACATTGCGCACTCAGTGTATTTGATGCGAGATATTTCTAACGATGCATGAGTTGTTTGAATCGCCAGCTCCATGGCAACTAGAACTGGCCCCTAAAATTAACACAGTCATATGGATGAATAATCTGCT